CCCGGCATGCGGGCCTCTGCCGTGTCCAGCAACTGCATCACCGATCCGAACTACCGGCTTACCTTCAACAAACACGTTACCCGACCCTTGAATAATCGGGCCGCCGGCAACGTCAGTTCCATCATTTCTTGCTATGCCTGGCATGATTAGTAATTCGTCGGCAATGACTCGACTGCCGCTTTTAGTGCGGCAAAATCGGCGCCTTTATCTTGTAATAATTTTACAATAGAAGATAAGCCAACCCACTCCCACGGCCCGATAACATGAATACCAGGGCCTTCACCTAACTCTCGGAGTTTTTGTTGGTGGGCTTCAATCTCTCCTAAGTTAGAAGCTACTGTTGTTGTTTGAGTGGCAATAGTTTCTAACGCTGTTGCAATCCTGTCGTAGTATGTTGTATAGTCGATGGCAACTGCTACTCCCACATTGACTGTAGTACCTTCACCAGAAACTACAGGCCTAGAATTTGTGTTTGTTAGCGTGATTGCCATAGAATATCCTTAAACTAATATTTATGCCAATGCAATCCCAGTAGTAGACTCAAGGAATTGTTTAGCAAATGCTGTGTCAGTTGGCTCTGCTACTGTAACTGTAGACTTTTGCAGTTTAACATCAGCAGTTGGACTAACTGTAAACAAGTATGGCATTAACCCGGGGCCTTTAGCACCCATAGCAATAACCATAGGTTTACTTAGTTTGTAATACATTGGCCCATCTTCTACTAGTTTAGCAACGATTTCTTCGCCGCTGGTTAGTTTGAGAGTAATGACTTCGCCTTCTGAGACGCCTTTTGAAATGAACATTTTAGTTTCCTTTAGTATCCGGTACCGTTGAATCCGGTTTCATCGATGTATTTTCTTAATTCTGTAAACCCGCCAATAGATGCGCCATTGATAATAATTTGTGGAACAGTTCGAGCTGCTGGCACTGCTTCTAACAATTCTTCTTTGGTGTATCCATCTCCAATTTTACGCTCGTCAAATGGAATACCTTGCTGTTTTAACAATGCCTTGGCTTGGTCACAATAGGGGCAATGGTACTTTGACCATACAATAACTTTCATTCTTTATCCTTATAATGCTGGTAGCTCGTCGTAGTCTAATGCTTCGCCCATTACTCCAATAACGTAGTTTGTCGATTCACTTTCTTGAAGTGCTGTTTGTTTCTTGCTAGTATCAACATGTTTGTTAAACCAAGGAATAGGTGTTGACTTAGGCGCTGGGCTATTATACTTGATGCCAATCTCTTTCAACGCACCCACTGCGGTATAGTCCATAAAGTCACGTAAAATATTTGCATTAAGTCCAATCACTGGACCTTTCTTAAATAGATAATTAGCCCATTCTTTTTCTTCTCGGATTACATCCATATATAGTGCATAGACTTCAGCTTCACATTCAATTTTGGCCTGTGCAAATCTAGGATCTTCTTTGACCACTTGATTGATCAAGTAGGCTGTCCATCCTTTGTGTAGTAACTCGTCTTGTAGTATCAATTGAATAATATTCCCATTACCCATAAATATTTTATTCTCTACCATTGCTAGACTAGTAGCAAAACTAACCATAAAGCGGAATGCTTCTAGTGCATATGACGCATTCAGTGCCAACCATATGGCCTTGATATGTACTTGTTCAAGAACCATACCTGTCATTTCACTGCTGAGTTCTTTATGACAATTTATTCTGTGTAGTTCGTCGTAGTATTTGCCAACACTGGATGCCATGTCCACAATCTCTTTGGTGTCGTGGATTGTGTTGAACACTTCCTTGGGCACGTTATAAATGTTACGAATAATATGACTGTAGCTCTTGCTGTGAATATTAGTTTCAAAGAATGTCCAGTTGTATACAAGTGCTTCTAGTTCAGGCAAGCTGATTACTGGCATAAAGATTTGACTTGGGCCACGACCTTGTAAGCTATCCAATGCTGTTTGGCGTAGCAGGTTACTGGTAAAGATATGCTTGACCGCATCGCTGGCATCTTTAAAGTCGTTGGCATCTTTGCTTAGACTAATCTCTTCTGGTTGCCAAAAGAAACCACGTGCTGTTGCTTCAAAATCTGCTATCTTTTTATACTTGACTTCTTCGAAACGTTGAATGGTAACTGGGCCTGCTGGATCCAGAAACATCTTACGATTAAGGTAGTCTGTCTTGGTGTTTAAATTATATTGTTGTTTGCTCATTTTAATATTTTCCTGATGCAAGTACTATCTTGCAAACGTGTTCTAATCTTTCTATATGTTCGTATGCTCGCCAAGGAGTATTTCCAATAGCTACCACGCCGTGTCCTTTGATTCCTACTATATCAAACTTGATGTTACCATCACGATCCAGCCCTAAGTTACGATGGCAAGCTGCGCCTAATTCTTCACTAATAGGGGCAACATCGCCTACATTAGGTGCTACTCGAGTATAACGATTAAGTTCTGGAAATGCATCACTTACTGTACCTAAGTCGATACCGGCATGCATGGCCGCAATACAGTAAGTTGGATGTACATGCACCACTACACGAACATCATCTTTGTGCTGCCCCAATTCTTTTTGTAAGCCAAAATGTAAAGGCATCTCACCACTAGGTTCTAAATTACCTGACAAGTCTGTTTGTTCAATGACTTCCCAATTATAGTTAAAAGCACCACTGCCAACACCGCTATTAATTGTTCTCCAGATCGCAATCTTCTTAAACATCTCCGGTTGCATGTTCTGTTTACGCACACCGCTAGGCGTTACATAAAAATGATCACGGTCGTGATGACGAATAGAAATGTTACCATCACGGCTGGTAATCCAATTACGCTTATAAGCGTCTACTAAAATATCACAACATGTTTCTAACATTATTCGTCACCTGTGTAGTTGATCACTAATGCACCTTCATGATCTATAAAAACTGCTTCAATGTCAGTGGCCATTAATGCATTGAGTAATGCAGGTTCTGCTTCGTTGTCAATTAGGATTTTTTCTGTTATTCCGTACGATTCTAAAAGTTGGTAAATTTTTTTACGAGTATCAGATTCAATTAATACTAATTCTGTCATAGCTTACATGCCTCACAATCCTCTTCTAGATCAAGTTCTTGAAATTTAAATCCACTAGCAGTACTATGCCCGTTAGTGTAGCCATTAGCAATAGCTTTAACTTCGTCAGCATGTTCTGACTTAGATCCACTCTTATTAATTAAACTATAGTAGAATGTTTTTAATCCCCACATGTGTGCCTGCATTAAATTCTTTGCAATCAATGTGGTTGGCACTTTACGATCTGCCCAGTGAGCAGGGTTGTAAAATGTATTGGTACTAATTGATTGATCAACATAGGCTGCGATCACTGCTGCCGTTTTTAAATATCCTGCACAGTCTTTTTGTTCCCACATTAGTTGGTACTTGTTCTTCAACTTGTGGTATTCAGGAACAACTTGTACAAACGAGCCTGCTTTGCTTTCCTTAACACTGATCAAGCTCATAGGCATTTCAATACCGTTAGTGCTGTTAATAACAACTGAGCTAGACTCAACTGGAGCAACAGCCATTTGTGTAGCATTGCGTACTCCGTACTCTTTCATCTGGGTACGTAATGTTTCCCAGTCGAGTTCAGGAGTAAAGTCAGCGAGTTCGTTAGCACCGTTAGCACGTAGTTCCCACGGGAATGTGCCTTGTCCATAACGTGTCTTATCACTACCTAGGCATGCACCACGTTCTTTGGCCAGTTCAACTGTGGCTTCTGTTAGGTAGAAAGCCTGATGTTCCATCCAACTCTTAACTTCTCCTAAAGCATCCTTCTCACCGTATTTGAGGCTGCGCTTGGCATGCCAGTAGGCAAGGTTAGTGATACCAATGCCTAACGGACGAATCTCATCATTAGATAATTTAGACTGTATGCTTAGGAAGTCTTGGTAATCAAGGATATTGTTAAGACTGCGGTGAAGTATACGGCAAGCACGGCGCATATCTTCTGGATTCCTGAAAGCTCCCCAGTTAATACTACCCAACGTGCATAAAGCAATGCGACCATCAGCATCATCAAGACGTTTAAAAGACTTAGTAGGTAATAGGATTTCACAGCAAAGATTACTCTGGTAAATGGTATGATATTCGGGATCAAACGGTCCTTGGTTCATTACGTTGTCAATGAACACTAGATAGATGCGGCCTGTATCTGTACGTTCTTTTAAGATGCCTGACTTGAATACTTCTTCAGCACTCATTGTTTTCTTACGTAGTCCACTTTGTTTTTCGTACTTAACATACAGTTCTTCAAAGTGTTTTGTATTTTGATAAAACGCTTCGTACAAGTCTGGTACTTCGTTTGGATCAAAGAATGTTATGTCTTGTTTGTTTTTAAATCGTCTCCAGAAGAAACTACTAAGCACAACCCCATAATCCATATGACGGACTCGGGTTTCGTCTGTTCCTTGGTTGTTTTTAAGGACGATAAGATCATCAAACTGATGATGCCAAATAGGATAAAAAACTGTAGCACTAGCATTGCGGATACCTCCTTGTGAACATGATCGCA